TCGTGCTCAAGACCAACGGCACCATCTGTCAAGGTCTCAAGGTGTCGTGCATCGGCCGGACTAACGACGTGCCCAACATCCCCGACGGCTACACGTGGATAGGTAACGCCTCCGGGGTGGCTACACCTACGGCGCTGGCTGCGGTAGCGACAGCAGGCACGGCTATCTCGCTCACCGACATCGACTCGGTAGGCAGCGGCGAAATCATCACCAACGCGGAGCGCACCAAGCTCACAGGCATCGAAGCCGGAGCGGAAGTGAACCCCGACGCGTCCGAGATCAAGACCCTCTACGAAAGCAACGCAGACACCAACGCTTTCACGGATGCGGAGCAGACGAAGCTCGGGGGCATCGCCGCTGGAGCTGAGGTCAACGTGAACGCGGATTGGAACGCCACATCAGGCGACGCTGAAATCCTCAACAAGCCAACCATCCCAGCGGCACAAGTCAACTCCGACTGGGACTCCACCTCGGGCGTGAGCGAGATTCTAAACAAGCCCACCCTCGTCGAAAACATCGGAGACCTCGGAGACGTGACGGAGACGGCTCTCACAGCCGGGCAACTCCTGTACTACGACGGAGCGGGATGGATAAACAAAACAGTCGTGGGAGGGAGTGCGGTGGCCTCTGTTATTTGGACGGGCCAAACTACGACCGCAGCCATTGGAACGTGGCCGAGCTCGTACAATTCAGTGAAGTATAAACCCGGTGCTACTGTCACCCCTGCGGGTTCGTTCTCCATCTTGTACAACTCAACCCTCAATTCGCTTCAGGTTTCCGGGTTGAGCACGGGGACGGTTATCGCGTTCACGGCAAAGTTCGGTGTGACCCCTGCCGTGGTAAACGACTTGATTGACGTCCGTTTGAGGGCGTTCTTCTCGAACTCACCCGTCTTCACCGACACCACAACATCGCCAAACCAGCTTTCTCAAGGGCTACCTGTTGAGGTCGAAACCGAGGTGTTGGTGAGCAGCACGATTACTGTGGGCTCACACCCGACAGTAGACATCTTCCTCGAGACAGCTTCTTACTATTCAGCAGGTACGGCTCGTTGCATTGACTTTGAAATCACTTTCACATGATACAAATTGACTCCAACCCGACAAACGCGGTGAAAGTAGGCAACGACTACTACCCTCTCAACGGGTATTTGAAAGCTACGGCCTACTTGACGACGGGAGTTGTCATCAGCGTGCGAACGTCTCTTCGTACAATCGCCAAAGGCATCCCCTTCGCGGATTTTGTGGACGCTACTACGGGCAACCCCTTGGGGGTAACACAGGCCGCGACCATCGCGGCCCTCAATGTAATTTTCGAAACCAAGGGCCAATCGGGAATTATTCTGGAGAACCTCGACGACGTGAACCTCACGAGCCTTGTGTCCAACCAAGTCCTCGTATACAACGCAAGCCTCGGCGAATGGGTCAACGTCGACATCCCCGCCAACACAGCCGTCGAGAACAACGCGGGCACTCCACAGCTCGCCTCAGGCATCACCCAAGCGGAGATGCAGTCCGTCTTAAACGTGGACCCGGCAGGAACGGACAACTCGACGGACGTATCCATCAATGCGAACGCGGGCGACGTCTTGATTATGAATGCAGGGCAAGACCTCGGAAGTCAGGATGCAGGAGCCGACAAGCTCGTCTTTTGGGACGACTCCGACAACAAGCTGACCTACGCCACGATTGGAACAAACCTCACCATGACCGGGACGACGCTCAGCGCCTCGGGCGGAGGTGGAGGAGGTGGTGGTACAGTTACTTCTATTACAGCCGGAACAGGTCTTGACGGAGGAACAATCACCACATCAGGCACCATTGACCTTGCAGACACCCCGGTAACTGCGGGTAGCTATACCAACGCGGACATCACTGTAGATGCTCAGGGCAGAATTACTGCGGCAGCAAACGGAACTGGTGGCGGCGGAGGCGGTAGCTTCAACGGGGCGGGTTCGTTTTTTATGACCGCGTTTACCACTACGACCACCTCGCAGTATTACGGCTTCTACACGTACACGAATTCGGTGCGTACGTCGGGCAACTGGCAGCACTACATGATTTGGCACGTCCCAAAAGCAGGTCAAATCGACCACGTAAGCGTTCACGTACAAGGCGCTGCCGAAATCAAGGTGGCGGTTTGGAAAGCTACCACCATGAGTTTTTTGCAAGTTCAATCAACACCCACTTACGAGCAGACCATCCCCTACACGGTCGCCAACTATACGGAAACGTTCTCTCCTACGGGATGGTCATTTGCGGCAGGGGATGAGCTCTCATTCGCTTATTACAACGTAAACAACGGAACTCCTTTTTACGTCACCCTCAACGTCTGCTATTCCTTCACGTAATGCACACCAAGTTTACACCCGAACAACTCGAAGGTGAGCTCTTCACCCTCAACGACCTCGCCTTGGCAATCAACGAGCTATGCGAGGCAATCGAAGCTCTTGAAGCACAAATCGCAAACCCTAATCCTTCCAAATAATGGACTTTATCCTCGAAAACTGGGCTGAAATTGCCCTCGCCGTAATCGCCGCCGCTGGCACGATCACGGCACTCACCGAAACCGAGAAAGACGACAACTTCGTCGACTTGGTAAAGCGCATCTTGCAAGCCATCATCCTCGGTAAAAGCAAATGAACCTGACGGACTTTGAGAAGGTACTCGGCAGGTTTGCCGAAGACGTCAACAACGCAGCCAAGCGTGAGCTCGGCTCGCGTAAGATTGGCAAAAACCGCTCCTACGGGGTGGCTTCGCGTAGCCTTCAAAAGTCCCTCACCTATTCGCTCAAGGGGGGGAGGGTCTCTTTTGGCTCTCCCCTGCCTTATGCGGCGTTCATCCACTGGGGCGTCAACGGGACACGTAAGAACCGCAACGCGCCTTATTCTTTCCGTTCTAAGCAGCCCCCAATGGAGCCTATTATGCAGTGGATGAAGGCCAAGCCTGTACGCCTGCGCGATGCCTCCGGAAAGTTCGTGAAGCAGACGGAGAGCCGCCTGCGTAGCGCCGCCTTCCTCATCGCTCGAAGCATCAAGAGGAAAGGTATCGAAGGGCTGCGGTACTACACCGTCGCCCTCGAATCCATCGTGCCACAATACCAAGCCGAACTCGGCCAAGCCCTCGCTCAAGACCTGCTCCGCTCGTTGGAGTTTAAGTCAGGAAACATCACTATCAAGCCCAAGTAATGGCCTTTCAATTACTTTCCCCTCCAACAGAAGCCCCTTTCCCTTGGCGTCAGCGTGCCCAGCTGCGATGGAGGGATACAGCAGCAACTATCGACACGTGGCTCGTAGAGATGTACGTTCTTAATATGAACGGGACGGTTGGGGCCAACCCTATTGCCACGGCTTACGTCGCTTCAACCATCGCCTCGAGCAACGACGCAACGCTCAACATGGAGACGTGGACGGCTTCAGATTATGGGTATTACTCGCCCTATGTGACCTTCACAACGGCAAGCAAACCCGTGCCAAGCGTCGACGCCATCTCCGTCTTTTACGGGAATACCTACGGGGTACAGTTTCAATTCTACTCCGTGACGGGAGGCGTCAAAAGCGCGTTGCAAGGAAGCCACAACTACATCCCCATCTATTACGCCACCAACCAAGGCTGGGACTGGTCGCAGGACTTCTCCGACTACTTCCCCGACAGCGCCACAAAAAAGGGATGGATGACGGACAGGGAAGACACGGCGTACATCCGTGTCGATATGGCGCCCGAAGACGAGGGAGCGGCCACCCTCCTTCAGATGGAGAACTATTCCTACGCCTACGACACGGGCAAGGATACCGCCAACTGCGACTGGGACACGGTGAACTATTCCGTCTTTTATAACGGAACCTCACAAAACGTCCTCAACTTGTCTTTGGGTACAGTGCCTACAAATTGGGCGAATGCCGCGCAGCACATACCTATCGGCCCGGCTAACATCAACGACAACGCAAATTGGACAATTACCTACGACCTCACCACCCAGCCGTGGGACTACATCGAAATTATACCCAACGACGGAGCCACAAACAACTGCAAGCCCATTAGGGTATATCGCGACTGCCGCCCCATCAAGCACAAGCCCGCGCAGTTGTATTGGATTGGATCGCGTGGCGGAGCTGAAATCCTACGTTTTGACGGAAGGGTGAAAGACAACTACGAGGTAGGAGGCCGCGACACGTACACCACAAACCTCGACCTTGAAAGCCGCTTCTCGGGTATTGCTTTCGCTCCCGAATTGTACGGCAACGAACCGGAGAGGGTGCCCCTCCCGTCTACGGGTAAGCGTTCTTTTTCTTTGTCGGAGGACTTCTTCTCTGACGCCGAGCGTGAGCTCTTTAAGTCCGCTATGACAGCGACCTACCTTATGGTGCGGTACGAGGGCAAGTGGTACCCCTGCCGTATGAAGACGACGAACTACGCCCACGAGCAGAGCGCCTCGAAGCTCTTGCCTATCTCTTGCGAAGTTGAACTCTTGACCAACCTCAAATGCTGACCCTCGGCGCACGGACTACCATCGGCTCGTATGTCCGCTTGGAGGGTTATATCAACGAGCCCCTCAACTTCACGCTCCAGTTCTCCGACATCGAGAATATCCAAAGCCCGGCGGGTTCGTATTCGCAGACCTTCACCATACCCAACACGGCAGC